ATAATTTACAAAGCTTCCTATTCTTAATTCTGATGCATTCATGACCTAAACATATTAGTTTGATTACCTTTTTTCTTGAGTATCTCTCTGATACCAAATTCACTCTGATTGTGCTTATAGGCGCTATGCACCACTCCGCTCACCTCGGAGAACCCTAATCCTGAGTATCGCTTGAAAACCTGATTCAATGCTATCTCCTCTTCCATGCCGGCCCTGTTCAGAATGCAGGCAAGATTGAAGATGTAGTTGTTCCTGTTCCCTTGGACATAGGAGTTCTTCCTGCCCGCCCATTCGTTGGCGGTGTCGAACACCTCCTTAATCGAGATGCTGGGCTCGTAGTTCTCGCCGTACTTGAATCCTCCTACCGAGATAAAATTACTGGTGGACAGGTCGACCTTGAATATCTCGTAGTCATTGCACCAGTACAGATCAGGATCGTAGCTGACATAGCACAGCCTGGTGAAATCTTTCCCCGAAGGATCGATCTCTAAACCATACGTCTCCAGTATGTACTCTTCCACCTGCACGAAAGCCAGATCGCGATGGTGCTCCACCTGAGAATCCACGACGAACAAAGCTTTTAATCGTCCGCTGGGAGAGTCGAACACCACCGAGATATAAGGGTCTTCTTTCAGCAATTGCTTTATCTTCCTGTGATCGCGGGGAGGGTACTTGTCAAAGTCCAACGGAATCACCTGAGAGTACTCGATGACATTATCCACCATCTGAATCCTTCTGGACAGCACCGCAGCGAATGTAACAGCAGGGAGGTTCTCTGCCTTGTACTTGTTGCGCTCGGTTCTGTTCTTGATGCTTCTGGTTTTCTCAATGACATCACTCCAGCGACCATCGATGATCCACTCCAGTATCTCTATGACATGCGCAGGCTCCCCGAGATTATCGCCCGACCCCCAGTAGAAAGAACATCTTTTGCTATCCATTAGATGCGACAGGTCTAAGCGGTTTGCTGTCCTTTTCGATATTCTCTTTTGGTTGCCAGTGTGTTACATGTCCATACTCAATAGCTATTTGCCAATCGTACCACGTATTACTGTTGGAAATTCTACCGATGTTTATTTCGCCCTCTTGTTGAAGGATTACGACATTCTTTCCAACAGGCGGTAACTGAACCTGAACATCAGTCCAGTGTCCTTTCTTTAGACGTTGATTCCATATTTCGATTCCTGTCATCTATTCTAAGGTTTTGTAAAACTAATCTATAAGCACCGGAGCTAATATCCAGTTGTGAACAAAATCATTATCACCATCTTTCTCCATCATGAATGCCGAGGTGTCTCTGGCCGTAGCCATGAATATCACATAATCGGTATTCATGCCAGCTAGGGTCCCCGTAAGATATTTCGGAGAGAATCCTATGGTGAGATCATCAAAATCATTATTCTCGATGTCTAGCTCCTCATGACCTGAACTGGCTTGCATCGCGCTCTCGCAGGAAAGCGTCATGGTGTCTCCACTTATCTCCAAGGCAATGTAGTCAGCCCTCTCTTTCTCTTTACGGGAGAACATGTTCATCCTTCTGACTGAAGCTAAAAACTCCTTTCTTTCCACGGTAATGTAATTGTGAGGCGTCATGCCTTCCCAGAAGGAATCCATATTGGGAAACTTATGCTCCAACAGTACGCACGTCACCGTAGCCTGTCCCGTCTTCATGATGATATGATCGCCATTGGATCCTACTTCTATCTCAGGAGTTACATCGAGAGCGTCCAGGGTCACCGCAGCACCTTTGGGTAACAGCATATCAGGAATGTCTCCGGGGGAGCCTATGACCATCTTTACGCCGCCGAAATTGGTAGTGCCTGTAATCTGCAGTTTATTATTTCTAACCTGAATACTCACACCGCTTAGGGCTGTCAGGATAGCGTCTTTCTTCACTGCTGTAGAAGCAATACCCACAGCTCCCGCGAAGGGCTTCATGGGCATGGTGAAGTATTGCATCTCCTTCGCTGAATAAAAAGGAGAGAAATGCTCAGGATCGATCCCCGTCATGGTGAACTTCTTCTTGTTCCCCTTGATCCAGATGGTGGTGACAAAAGCTTTCCCTTTGATGTCGGTCTTGATGTTTATCTCCTCGCTGGTGAGAGATTTAATGGTATCATAGAACAGCTTACCCGGAACGCAGAACTCGTAGTCCTCGTCGGCCTTCAAAGCTTTGCAGTACGACTGCACCTGCAACTCTGAGTTACGCGCATAGATATTCATGCTCTTATCCACCACCTCAATCCTGAGATGCTCCCACGCCGAGAAAGGAGTGGTTCCCATGCCCAGCATAGCCGTGGTGAGGCTCTTGAAGAATACTTCCCTATTGACCGTTATCTTCATCGAATAGCTCCTTTTGGTTCGGGTTGACTGTTGGGCTGAGGAATTCAAAGAAGTCATCCCCTACGTTCTTGCGGCATGCCTTCTGCATGGCCCCATCGGACTGGTCGATGAATTTGTTGAACTGTTCTTTTACTTCTTCTGTAAACTTTTCCATTTTCTGTTTTTTGAATTCTTGTAAGTATTCGTCATCAATCCACATTATGGGGCCTCCCGTAATTCCTGAGGCAACCATCTTTCCATCTGATGTTCGATGAACGCTTGTTATGGCAACACTTCCTTCGGGATGGCCGGGATCGCAACCCATAACAAATGTGCTCGTAGAGCCAACACTTCCCGTCTTCTTTAACCAAGGATGGATCATCTTTGGTCTGCATGAGCTATGCTCTGTCAGTAGTTTCGGTCCCTGAAGGAAATCAGGAAGTTGATTAAGTTGCTTCCTCATTCTCTTGACGGTCTGATATTGGGAAAACGATCTCATAATGGTTCCTCTGGCTATGGTCATAATGTCACTTTACAGAAACAAACCCCGTCTTCTTCTCGATGGGTATTCCCTTCATGGTTTTATAATCCTCGATTAATTTGTCTATGAGCGTATCGGACAGGCTGTCGTAGTGAACTACTCCCTCTTTCCCTTCGTCCAGAATATTGCTGATGTCCTTGCTCTTCGGAGCTACGATGGTGAAGATGTGCTCATCAATAGTTCCTCTGCCGTAGGTTAAATACACATTGACACTTACCTTCTGACCTATGCGGTGAAGTCGCTTGAATGGCTGCTCCATATCGTCATGAGTAAAAGGAAAGTTCATGTACACCACATCACGAGCGTTGACAAGGTTGATCCCCACACCGGCAGCTTTGAAGTTGCCCAGAAATAGAAAACACTCATCATCATCCTTGAACTTGTTGACCAGTGATTGCCGCTTATGAGAATCCACTGTCCCATCAATCTTGACACAATTCCCTTCGAACATCACTTCGAGTGCTCTCAGGGCGTCTCTGTATCCTGCGAAGACGACTGTTTTGCGTCCGATCTCCCAGTTGGCCCTGACCATCTCTGCGATGCCCTTAGCCTTAGCGACCGATGTAATTCTATTAAGAGTGTGGATGTTACCATCAATGGCAATCTTAAGCTTCGCCTTCTCTTTTCCTTCTGCACTGTCGTATTTCTCCTTCGTTAAAAATATCTCCTCCAACACTTCTTCGTACTCACCATCCAGATCACCGACATCGAAGTAGTACTTCTGCACATTAAGATCCGGAAGGTCGATACATTCCTCTGTTTTCTTTCTGATCAGGAAGTTGCTCATCTTAAGTTTCAGGTCGTCCATATTCTTCGTTCCGAGAATCTTACCGCCGCCGAAAGGTTTGCTAGTGCGAGCATAGTCGATCTTGAACTTGCTAAAGTTATTACCCAGCGGATGCCCTACAAGCTTGAAGTAAGCGAATAGGTCGATCACACGGTTCGTAATGGGTGTTCCTGACATCAAGGTCACGCGAGCATCAGAAAAGTGATCTACGAGCTTCTTTACGCTTCCCCACCGTTTTGTCTTGTGGTTTTTTATCATGTGCGCCTCGTCCAGGATGATGTGGCCGCACTGACTCTTCACGAGCTTACCCCAGTGCTTCTCGATCATCTCGTAATTGATAACCAGAAATCTTTCCTGCAGGGCAGGCATGCACTTTGACTTCTTCGCGTCCAGAATGGTCCAGTAGAGAGGATTGAAGTTCCAGTCTCTGGTCATATCCTCAAACCAGTTCCACTTCACCAGCGCAGGGCATACGATGATAGTCCTTCTGATATTGGAGAGCTTGGATACTGTAGCTGACGTAAGGGTCTTTCCAAGCCCCTGCTCGAAAGCAAGGAAATTGTACTGTCGCGGTATCATCAGATTTACAGCGCTCTTTTGATGCTTAAACATAGCTCTCTGATAATCTGCCTTCTCATCGAACCCATCAAGGAAATTCTTCTTGACATCAGTATACATCCTCCTCAACTGAAGGAACAGCGCATCCCTAAAAGACTTGTTGGTGATGACCTGCGGGAATACTTGCTTCATAAAACCGAACAGAGCGTGACCGCACACTATCCTGATGTCGGCAGCTAGGAACTCACAAGCTTTCTCTTTCCCTTTGCCCGTAGAGACCACAATGTCCAAACACTCAGCCAAGAAGAAATCTTCTTCCTTCCATTGCGGCTTGTAGAACCTCACGGTGAACTCGTCTATGATGTCGATGCTTTTCATTGGTTTTCCGTCTTTATAAAAGTCATCCAAATCGTTTTCCCGGTCTTTCCTGTGAAGTCTCCAAACAAAGGTTTTACAGGGAGCAGGTTTATTAACTCAGATGCCTTGATGCTGTTTTCGTTCCATTTGAAAATCAAGACACCGTAATCTTCGAGAACTCTCCAGCACTCATTGAAACCATCAACCAAATCTTCTCTCCACGTCTCTTTATTCAGGAGCCCGTATTTCTTGTTGATTACACTTTTCATGCTTCCGTTCGTTAGATGCGGAGGATCAAACACTACCATCTTGAAACTCTTGTCTTCAAATGGCATCTTTCTGAAATCTACCATTTCATCAGGCTTGACACACCAATTTGGATTCCAGTTGTTTGCGAACGCCCCCTTGTCAACCTCTCGATTATCCACGAACAAAGTGAGAGGGTTTTCCTTTTCGTACCAAAACATCCTACCTCCGCAACAAGCATCTAATATTATTTTGTTTGAACTCATGACTCAGTAAATTGAACTTCCAGATCCCCTCCTTCATGGTCCACTTTCTCGATGAGTATCTGATACCCTTCCTTCGCGCAGATTTTGAGGATGAACTTCATGGTTTCCTTGTCCAGCAGTGAGCCGTCTTTTATGGTCAGTAGTTTTAGGTTCGGGTTCTTGCCCATGCCTATCCTGATGCCCACCCCGATCATTACGGAGGTAGAATGCTGGTCTTCATTGAACGGCAGTCCCTTGTAGTATATCTGGTCCTCGTCGAAGATCAGGTCTTTGACGGGTAGTGGATTGTCAGCGAACAGCTCCTGCTTCTCAGCTTGGATAGATTTCAAGCGGCTGGTCTTCTGCTCCGATACTTTCTCCAAGTCCTTGATAGAGATCTGCTTCTTCTCCAGCTTCATGATCTCCTCGTGCCAACTGTTGTGATAGTTGATGGCCGTAAGCTCCTCGGTTAAAGAATCAATGGATGGTTTGTCGGGATTCTTATGAATCCATTTTTTGGTTTTCTGGAGATTAACTTCATTTACACTCATATCTTTCTGAAGCTCTCTTAGCTTGTCAGACAAGATTCCCATTTCTTCATGGATATTTCTAATGTTTTTTCTGTATTGCTCTTGCGCAGTATCTGCCCTGTTCCACTTCTCGATCTCACCGGAGAGCTTCGAGATCTTCTCAGTAACCACTTCAGCATCCTTACGAACAGAATAAGTATCAATCTCCTCCTGAGTAAGCTCAATCTCAGCTATCTGCCCGTTGATGTTCTTTATCTCCAGGTTCTTCTCAGCTCTTTCCGAGTACACTTCCTTAGCTTCTGCTTCCAATGCCGAGAATGCTTCCTTGACATCATAAGGCATAAAGCCTTTCAGAAGCTCTATCTGCTCCCGCACACCGCTTGTAGACACTTTCCCCGACGATGTAACACCAAGCCTGAGAAAGGCCATTATATCGAACCCTATGGCCCCTACCAGAGAATCTACTATGGCTCGCTTGGATCCTAGCTTACCGCCATCGGCGTTCAGGACATTGAGTCGTCCGCGCTTATGCTCGGCGGAGAAATAGAGTCCGATGGTATATTTTACTTTCTCACCATCCAGCGTCCCTCCGATCATCAGTTCGACATGGCCCTTCTCCTCGCCTTTCTTGATGGGCTCAGATGGGATAAAGCTAGCATCCACAGGTGAGAAGATAGCCTGTATCAGGCTGGACTTACCAGCCCTGTTCTTGCCGATGATAAATACCGATCTCCCGTCGAAGTCAATCTTCTTATAGGAGATACCCTTGAAATTCTTGATCTCGGCTTCGAGTATTCTTAGTCCGTTTTTTTGTGGCATTGAGTTATTTTTAAATTGTTATAGATGAGTTGTATAATTCAGCACTCTCAACCTTGCTGATTCAAATTCTTCAGCGCTGCACTTTAATTCATCATCAAACTCCCAATCAAGATTTTTGAGAGCGCTTCTATCTATATCGTAGCTGTACAATCCGCTGTCGTCACAAAACTCCTGAATAGATATATGATGATCCTTTGTAATCTTCCCGTAGGTCATGTTGATCGGAGCGCAGATGCAAGGAAGTTTATCTTTCCGATCCGCGTTAGCATCATTTTTGTAGTAGTATGGTAGTTCTACATCAATGGTTTCTTTTTGCTCTACGTATCGCGTAACAGTTAATTTCATGATTGTGTTTTTTGAAATGATTGTTAAAAAATTGAACAAGAACGGTATGAACTTTGATTCCCGAGTCATCAAAACAACGGCTCCATATTTACTCCGCCGCCTGTTCAACTTAGAGATCAGGACGGGACTTGAACCCGCAACCCATAGGCTCCACCAATCGAGCTGCCTGATCTGCCAAAAGAATGCGCCCAGAAACGTATCAATAGAATCTGTCATCTAGAAAGAACGCATTCAATGGGATTAAATACTACCGCCCTCCAAAGCGGAACGCTTCATTGGGACACGATCACTTGCGGATCCCGAAGAATTCCTCTCACGCTCACATGCTACCCCTATCCACGCCTTAGTACAGGATAGCACTCTTGGAAATGCCGAGTGGAAAATCTTCCGGACTCTTCTCATTTAGTCCGGACACTCTTTCCTGCCTTATAAGCAGTAGTATTTAAAAAGGTGAGCGGATTAAAAAAAGCAACACAGCGCTGTCTAAATGTATCAAACCCAACAGTGTGCGCTACAATAATCCTCCGCTCAATATCAATATGTAAAGAACTTTCGAATTTAAAGGAGGCGATATTTCACCGCCCCCTTAGTTGCTGCCTCGCTGGGACCGTCCAATAACACCATTAGGGGACGTACGATCAATAGACCCTCTTCTCTGTTTTAGGTGCTCTTTTGGAGCTTCTTATAAAAAAGGCATCCCCCATCACCAATTATTTGAAATCACCCATCTAACCTAAGTTGAGGCGCGGGGACTGCTCATAATACTAAACCAGCACCGCCGCAAACACAGACCGGGCTATGAAACCGATCCGGTAATTGAATCTCAAAACAACTACTGGCGGTGCTGGTGTATTATTGACCTGCCTTGTCGGCAAGCAGTTCGAGTCTCTTGGCCCTTTGGGGACACACGTGAGCTACGGCGCAGTACTTCTCGCATCGCTTGTCCGATCCTGGGCGGAACTCAATCTCTCCGTTGCCGTCTCTCTTCATAAGGAAAGCTTCTGCTGCTGCCTGAGAATCGAAGATGCCTCCAGGTAACGCTCTCTTGCCGCCGACCTTCCTGACGGCGAACTTATCAACTTCATTCCATCGGTCCTCAGCCGTGCATGGCGGTACGGACCCCTCGACAGCTTTCTTGTGAAGCGAAACCCTCTTGGCTATAATATCTTGAGTCACATCGTCAGCATATATCTGCATACCGATAGTCATCAACGGAAACTCCGGATAGTCCTTGTTCCTCTGGCTGCTGGAGTAGTCTTTAAAGATAGCTATAACTTCAGCCGTATCAACCTCGTAGCCTTCACCTCTCAACAGATGCGCACAGAGATTTACCTCACCCAGCCACTTCTTTCTATTCTCAGGGTAGATGTATTGATATACTGAACAGACCTTTATGAATTGTAGCTTCTTTTCGCTCTTGATATAACGATCAACTTTACCGTAGACGGTCCAGTCACCCACTTCTCGTGAGGCAGTATAGCCACGAAGGATGTCATCATTGAGATCGTAGGAGTCCTTGACGTGCTTCAGGAGCCATTCTCCGGCTTTCTTCCCGTCTTCTGACTTCATGAGCACTGAAGCCGCCGAAAGTAGCTGAGAGGCCTCCAATGAGTTGCTGTCGCCCTGAGCTACTGCGTCGTGGATGGCATTGTTCATCAGTAGCCACACCCGATCCATTACATCGACCTCGATGTCGTTGTCTCTCCTGAGGATTCTTATCTGCGGGGAGTCCAACAGCTGACCGACGGAGATGTCTCCCTCAACCTTAAAATCATTACTGGTGATTGCTTTCTCAATAGCCGACGGAACGCCGTTATTGTTAGTGTACTTTATCATAAGTTCTCTTGCCGTTATTACGGTTTCAAATGTATGCTAAATTGATGAATTTTCCTAGGATTTTCTCTTCAGGTATCTCTCAAGATGATTCAATCTCAAAGCTGCCAATCTTGTGTTTGCGGCATCGTGACCTTCCGCAGCGAAACAAAGATTAAATTCAGCTATTAATGTTTCGTGATAATCGTTCAATGTCGGAATCTCCAGACTTCTGACGCCTCCTAAAATAGTTTGACTCATGACTTCACAGATTTAAAATTAGTACCCCTACCCTTATTGGTCAGGTAGTCTTTAGAATTGGGAATGTTTTGCACTCCCATGACCGCTTCGAGGAATATGATGCAGTCATTGATAAACAGCCTCAGACGATCCTTGGTCATCTTGGACTTATCCTCGGTATAGTAGCCGAACGGTTCTCCATTCTTAGTCATGGGAACTTTGGCGAACATGCGCTTGAACTCACAGTCTACAAGTACAGCATCCACAAACTCATACCCCGCATTCCTGAAGGCTGGTATAGCCACCGACATCAGCGGACCAGCATAGAAGGCGTACATGCGCATCTTCTCGCTCTTGAGCACCGCAGGGGAGAGCTTCAGGTCTAAGGCTATAGGAGCCTTCCATTCACGATCAGCAATGCCCGGATACGCCATCTGCACGATGTAGTCCTGAAAGTCAGGATTGTCCGTCAGTGGTCTCAGCAGACCTATGCTCCATTTCTGATGAATGCCGATCTGATTGGGGGTGAATTTGAAGTTGGCTTTCATTGCTGCTTGTTTCCATGAATGACAATTAAAACAAGTCCTATTATTCCAATTGCTGCAAAACTGAAGAAGCAAATTATTATTATCGAATCTTCGCTCATAATTTCTTAGTTTTTGCTTTGAATTTGAATTTTAAATATTGGATCAGACCAACATAAAAATATTGTCCTGTTTCAGGGTCTCGGTATGTTACCATTATCTTCATGTGGCTCAGGTGTTTAGCGCAATAGCTTTTACTATGACAGCTTTTAGCTCTTGCGGTGTGCATTCCAGAACTATGAAATTTTCGCTTTTAGCTCCGGATTTGTACTTCCCGGCAACGTCAATCTCTCTTATCTGAATCCGCACTCTTTTAGTTTCTAGTTCATTATCTGGTAATCTCATATTATTATTTTGTTGCTGATTTTAAATTCCCCAGTTGAAAGCTTCAACCCATTGACCTTTTCTCTTGCGAAGGATAATGAGCCTGTTTGACTTAGTTCGACGAAAGTACATTCCGAAGAACTTGAAATTCCATTTACATTCTTCCATATCAATTCAAATAAAATTCACCCATAAAATCTACTGAATAGATCGGGCTATGATTTTTAACTTCTCCTGTCTTGGGATCGGTGTAATTGGTCAGCGGATGGATTCTTTGAATGGACTGATGCTCCCATTTAGCCATCCGGGCCCATTCATGATCGAGGTAAAAAGGATGTTTCTTCATCGGCTTCCACAAATACTCTATCCTAGTCGTCTGACTGATGAGATAGAAAGCATAGCCGACGATCTCATCAGCCCTTTCAGGATTGCTGAGGCATAATCCTCTTCTCCCGTGGTATACAGGCTCGTAGTATGTCTGCATGTTCAATTGAACCAATGCTCTCTGTACTCGCTGCGGATCCATGGTGATGACCATTCCGAACTTGCCGTCTTTCTGAAGCGCGTTCTTCAGGATATGGATGTACTCTTGATTTCTTCCTGCTCGGCTCATAATCAATCATTTAAATGTCTCACCTCTTCCCTAAGGAAATTGTACAGAATCGATTTCTGCATCAGTGCTTTCATCTTCCGCTCTCCTGTTACGCTCTCGACCAGGTTATCGGCCAAGCCCTCACCTCTGATTATCCCTTTGATGATCTTGTCGTAGTCGTGGGTTTTTCCAACCCACCTGAGAGCCTTCAGTAAATCTTTCTCAGCTTCCTTCCTGACCTGAGTTTTTTCTACATCCTCAAAAGCGAACGAAGTTACGAAGGTCTCGAAGTTCTGCAGGAACAGATCTCTCTTGGATTTCCTAAAGTAGGAATGAAGCGCATAGCTACTATCAAAAGCTCTCAGGTCGTTGATCCACTTGTCATCCCTAAAACAATGGAAGGTGAACCCTATCCTGCCCGAGTCGCGTAGATATTCGTTTATCATCGCGACCCTCCAGCTCCACCCATGTATCCAAGAAGTCCGCCGCAAGCACCACCTTTGTTTTGTGCGCTTCCGAACATCGCGCTCTTGGCAAGATTGCTGCTCATTTTCACTCTTTTCCTGATAGCATCAGCTTCGGTGCTGCCGGATTCGATTACCAATGTGTGGATTTGCTTCCTGAGTTTTTCGTTCTCAGCTTTGATCTTCTGGTATGAGGATAGTTTTTTCATCGTTTGAAGTTTTGAATTTGACTAAAAAAATCATATAGGATAACACCTCCTCGTGATTCTACATCACGACAGAGCATATCAATTATTCTTTGTACACACCACAGCACTACCTGCGGTAGCTGCTGCGAATGCTAGTTTATCGGCCATCTCGTTAAATCCGTTCCCGGCATGGCCACGTATCCAGTTGACTGTAATCTTTGAGCCTTTGTGCTTTTGAAGATTGAGAGCTTTGACCAGCCGTCTCCACAGATCGGGATTGGCTTTCTCATCCAGCGTCCCGCTCCTGATCCAGTTCTTCACCCACTTGTTAGTCCCGTCAGTGACATAAGTCGAGTCGCAGTAGATATCGATCATGTAGCCGGGCTTGACGTGCTCCAAAGCGAAGATAACGCCTTTGAGATCCATCCTCTGCGATGTCGTGTCGGTGTAGCACTTGCTCTTGAATTTCTTCAGTCTGCCATCCATGCTCATCACTACGCCGTAGCCGCCCACCTTGCCGTGCTCCCGAGAGAATGATCCGTCGGTGTATATCTGTATGGGGATTTGGGATTTTAGAGTCATAGAATCACCTCATTTTAGTAATATCATTCATGAAGTCCGTCGCTCCGATCATCAGTTCTTTGGCAATTGCTTCGGAAATAAGTTTGAATACTGCTCTTACAATAGAGTCATTACCGAAGCGTCCGTTCAGGGCGTGCTTATGCTCCCAATCATATTTACTCGCAATCTCTTCCAGTTTGTACTCCTTGCCGTTCAGAGTGAAGCTAATCAGGAAGACCAGCTTATTCTCCATTGCGTCCTGATAGAACACGATAGCTTTTGCTTTCAGGTAATTTTCCTCAACAACAATCCTCGCAAGGATGTTCTCCGAAGCCTTCTGTTCCATCTCGTTGAGAAGTTCGACGCTCTTGTCTGTGACCGCTCTGTTCTCTGTAACCGTAACAACGTGGTTATGGTCGTGCTTTTCGGTACCGTGATATTCTCCGGGCATAATGTTTGTTTTTAAATGAATTTTCTGAGGTAGTCAATTGGATTCTCTTCCAGCACCATCTGCTGCAAATGCCATTTCCATGCTGGCTTGGTCTTCATCGCTCCCTTGTCGTCCTGGAACCATTCACTCTGCTGGTGACCCCAGAAGGCCTTGGCGATAGGGTGATAGAAAAATTCTCTAGCCATTTTGTCGGGAAACATTATAACACCGGGCTGTTCTATCTCAAGAGCTTTGTTTCGACAGTATGTGTTGTTCTTCCCAGCTTTTTTCAGTGCCGCAAGAACCACCTGCTCATCGGTTAGTGTTCGTGTATAATCTTTAGATTCCACATACTCGTGTTCCATCCCATCAATTTCCACCGTAGGCGTCGCATCAGGGTAGTAATCAAGCATCGTCATCGGTCCCGGCGTTCCTCCTTTGATGTCTCCTGTCACGGTGCTAATGGCGATCTTTGATTTGACGCCTTTGCGATGAGCCCTGCCTTCGATCTGAAGATTAAGAAGAACCTCTTCAGAGGTGGCATCAGTAAATCCATCAAATTTCAATCTTATAAAAGTCTCTTTTCCGATCTCTTCCGTAACAGAGCTTAACCTTAACGATTCGACTCCTACCGGGTATTCACCTTTTGACGGGCCAATAGTTCGCCATACGTGGCTAAGATTGTGATTCTTGTAATAATAAATCTTGTCTGCCATAGCTTAAATGAATTTACGTAAGTAATCTATTGGGTTGTCGCAGAGGACCATTTCTTTAAGATGGTAGCCCCACCGGAGATCGAGTCTATCAATCTCAAAACCTAAAGGATAGTGCATCCCGTCTTTTCTTTGTTGAATAAATTCTTTTTCCGAAAGACCGTAGGTGCTATCAACAATGTCCCCGCCCCAAAAAGCTTTTGCAAAATCATGACAAAATATAAGGTTGTAATCAGGATGAATTAATTTAGATGTCTCTACACTCCAAATAGAACCGCCAAAATTATCACGATATTCTGTTTTCTGAAGTCCTCCATCATAGGCTTTTTGAAGTACTGCCCTGTATACATCCTCATTTCTTGTAAAACTCTGCTCTTCCTTGTTCGTATTCTCTTTTGTGCTCATCGTATTCTGCTTTTAGGTCTGCTTCGAGTTTGAAGACGTGCTCCCATTTTGGGTCGTCCTTGATTTTTGATTTATGATACTCCCACATCATGTGCTCACCCAGAGCTTTCAGTACAATGTTTTTCTTGTACAGCTTGAACATGGGATATCTATTCCTCGCTTTGCTGAGGACATGAGAGAAGTGGTAAGCGTACATGTCATGTTGATTGGGCAATGGCTTGCCCGTCACGAAAGAAACTCTCTCCTCGGGCTCCAGGCTGCCCCATATTCCCTTGAAGACAAAACCTTCACCAGTAGCTTTCTTGGTCAGTCCGCCTTTCTTCTTCTTCCTGCCGCTACCGCGGGCGGAGTGCTCTTTGCTTATGGCTGGCATAGTCGTCTCATGTTACACCTGATGCGTGATAGTGGGAACCAGTACCATTTGAATAGATCATCGTAGATGCTGATCACTCTCTCCGGCTGATCGTAGTAGAAAAGGAATTTAGCTCCGCGTCGCTTGTTGCGAATGCCGTTGTGCACAGCAACCTTCGGAACGAAAGCATTTCCCTTGACATAATACCAGATAATCTCGTCAGCGATGACAATAGACTGACCCTCATCGATCACCCTCTTATTGGTGCCGAGGCATAGCGTCATGTCTCGCTCAAGAATCTCCCGAGCGAAGTCTTGTTTTGTTTTCCACTTTTTCATAATTCCCCATTTAAGATTATAGATACATTCAAGACTTTGATGATCTTCTCCAGCTTCTCGGTGCTGGTGATGTCGCCCTGCTCCACCCTGCTGATGACCGAGATGCTTATTCCTGTAGCATCCGAGAGTTCCTTCAGGGTTTTGTCCTGCTTCTCGCGGTGCTGCTTAAGGTCTTTTCCTAGTTGCTCTAGCATATCTTCAGTATTACTTCCGTCCCAACAGGAACATGAATGATTTTGTATCCCTCGATGCTTTTTGTCACCAAGGTTTCTCCTGTGATGATCTCCACGAACTCGATGAAGGTCATATTCATAGCCTTAGCGATAGCTTGAGACATAGCTAAGCCGAGCTTAACTTCTCCGCGTTCTATCTTTCCGTATCCAGACTGTGATATGCCGATCTTGTCGGCTATAGCTTGCTGGTCTATGTCGGATGTCAGCCTGGCTGCGCGTATGTCGTATTTCATCTTCTAGTGGGTTGAGGGTTACTCGAAAATATTTATTGCGTTTTTCGGGGCATCAATTGTTAATGCGGACAATATGTTGTCAATCCGAACCTGAGCTATCGCGCTTACGTGCTCATCAGTCATCGCTTTTGCTATTTCAATCCTCGCATCCATAATGTCAGAATGAACCTCACTATACAACGCGTCTTTTTTCTTTTTGCTAATCGCCATAATATTCTTTCTTTTCTCCTACCCTACTAGAGAGGAGGAGGGTTATTTTACAAGTTCGTTTAATGCGTCGAGCGTGTCTGAAATTTCTTCAGTGGTAAATGTCCAACATTCGTTATATGATTGCGGATCTGTGTGCCCCGGAATTATCTGCGACTCACTTTTAAGCGTGCTAAGCATCAGCAATATATACTGCTTCAACTGTGGAATTGTTCGTGTCCCGTCTTCGTGATCTTCAATTATTTGGTTTGCCATTGTCTTTAAGTATAAGATTGTTTAAAACAAAGGCTACCAGCCCTCCTATGAAGGGATAGAGTGCCGGTAGCCTTGTCCGTTCCTTGGAGGAAACGTCTTTAATCCTGTTTTGCTTCGAGTATTGCAATGGTTTTCTTCTGGGCCTCAGCCAATTCTTTTAAAATCTGAAGTTGATATTTTAAGCCTTCCAGTTCCGCTTGCCAATTATATCCTGCCGTCGATCCTAAGAGTCCAGATTTTGCACCATAACCAGCAGGTCTAGCCGTGGATAGTGTCACATCTGCATTATGACCAATAACAAAACCTTTTTCCTTGAAGTGCACAATATCAAACTCACCGCACTGGAAAATCTTCGCAATCTTCACTAGTTTCTCCCATGTCACTTTGGTTGCTCCGCGTTCCAGTTTTCCGTAGGAGCTCTGAGAGACTTTCATCTCCTCCGCCATGAATTCCTGCGAAATGTTTTTCAGTATCCGCATTGTACGGATGTTGTCATAAATCTGCTTGCTTTCCTTCTCTGGCATAATATTGTTGTTAGTACTGGGTTACACTACTTTGAATCCGCTGTAATTCAAAACCTCCTCCGCATCCATAGCGGACAATTTCTTGCAGAGATCGATTACTTCCTGGCTGGATGTTGTTGAAAGGATGTTGTTTGGAAAATCTTCACACAGTCCCAACCAAACATGGTAGGTCATTTCTTTGTATTCATCCGAAAGATTCGGATCACAAATATCAACACACAATACCACGTCCTCGCCAAAATCTTTGAATATCGCATCGACCTTTATGTCTGTAGCACTTTCAGTTGTTGAAAACTCAAGCCCAAACAAAGCCATTAGAAGCCTCTGAACAGGTAAAGGTGACCGTGAGGTGTAGATTGAGATGAAAAGGTCTGTAGCGTCCTGCTTTTTGCTTGCAAGGACTTTCTTCGTGCCTGTGTTCAATGAAAATATGTGAGCGCTGATACAAGAGTAGTTTTCTTTGTATTCCGGATGCTCCATTCCGGGGTTACTAATTTTGTTGACAGCAATTGTTATTCCTGCTGCTGCTTTGTCTGTTATCCAGTATAAATTTTCTAGTTGTGACATTTGTTGTTTCCTCCAATTAAAGGGTTTGTAATTACTCGGTTAAAAAGGTAAATCATCATCCGCTACAGGTTCATATACAGCAGGTGCTTTTTGTGTTTTACTTCGCCAATTCTGAACAGAGGCACTCATTTGTGGCGCTACATTGGGCGGATCGTGAGTAATGACAACCTTGAACTTTAGTGGCCCCTCTATAATCCAGTTTTCCCAATCTCGTTCAGTTTTATGTCTCGGCTCACGCCTGTACTCTTTACTAATTTTCCGCAACCACTTCTGAGACTTAAGATCTCCCGTGATATTGCTATTGAACTTTTCCTTCTCGATGAGCCTGTCACCGAGATATACTTTGATAATAATCATTTCAATGTCCTCCAAGACGTTTAAAATTGTTAATAACTCCCTGCACATTCCCATGCAGTGGCAACAGTCTACTCTTCATCGCCTTGGTGAGTGGTCATAACTGATCCGGGAGGCTTGAAGTTTCTATCGTAGAATTCATCTGCGCTCATTTCATTAGCCGCATTTTCCTTTCGGGGCGCGGGCTTGAAAACACTATCGCAAAGGTTTTTATCCACCTCAACAGGATTGTGCACATATCGATAGTGACTTTTGTCAATATCAGAGTGCCTCATGATTTGATCGTCGTCAAGCCCTTCGGTGTCGGTATCTATCACCACTAGTTGAATTTCTGAGTCAGTGAGTACGTGGGAAACAATTCCCTTCTCGATAAACACTATTACTTTGGTTGGCATAATGAATTCCTCCTTTGTTAAAATTGATTAATATCCTTGTGAGCACTCCCATGCAGTGCTAAGTGGTGTAACAAACCCCGTATCAGGCCCCTGGACTTCGAGGTAGTAGATTGAATCTCCTCCGAAGCGTTCCCCCTCGTAGTTTTTGTCGAGGTAGATGGTTGAGGTGAATGGTGGTGTAGGTTTTTCGCTTTCAAGATGTCCGGTCAGGAGCGAAACAATCAAGCTTACTACCAACACACCGCTAAACACCAAAGACCAACCAAATTTACGTAGTGCGCTATTGCTGTTGAGTTGGGCCTGATCAAGCGCTTGTTTCATTTTGTTCATTAATGTGATCTCTCGATTATCCATAATATTTCAGTTTGAATTGTTGAGTAAAAGAAAGAACCACCAGCGCTATTCATAATCACTAACCTTTGCCTCGTTTGGGATGAGGCTACGCTGATGGTTCTATTTTGTTTCCCTCCCAGCCCTCAACCGTAGTACGCCTGGGCTTTGGAGGGGAATGTTATCTAATTCTTTTTGTTCCGGTATACATGAATGTCTTTTCATCTTGAGGTAAGTTGCAATAGATTCTAGTAACTCCGCTGGTGTATGATGTTGCTAAACTATTCGCCCCGTACATGTTTTGCTTCTGTATAGGCAAGTAAGCCACAGGGTATTGCTTGTTTCGTTGCTCAAGAACAATTTCAACAAGGTCTTCAGGATCACGATCTTTAAGCGCGTCCATAAGCTCTCTTACGGTGCAGTTTTCACTATTTGCCATGATTCAGTCCTCCTTTTGTTGTGGTAAATTACTTAGGTTATGCGGCACAAAGTCTTGTCCGTACTCGAAAGTATACCCAAGCTCTTTGACTTTCTCCAGCAAAACTTCAGTGTCTGAGACCTCAGCTACGGCTCTCTCGTGCTTGTCCATCCACTGTTTCAACAAGTCCTGGAGTTCCGGGGGCCATTGTGAGTCGTTAAACTGTATAGCGTCTTCAATATCGATCAATTTCTCCGCTGTTACCTTGTCCTCAACAATTTCAGAGAGGAGTTCAAGGATTATATCTTCGTTGTAAACAAATTCAATTGCCGTTAGTAAAGGGCTAGGATAGCGCTCCCTTTCCTCCTCTGACAGATAGGCACAGTCATTGTCCAGGAACTCAACCCAGTGATCAATTAGCTCCATCTCCGTTGTTGTCTTCGTCAGTGTGATGTCGTGACCATCAACTTCAACCCGCAGGTCAATCTTATAATGACCATACCCAGCGAACTTCTTGCCGACACCCCAAAACTTAATATCGTTATCAAATAAAACTAAATTGTTGAGGTCGCTATCTTGAACGCCTTTGATGTAATTATGAACATTTTTCATTGTTATTTCCTCCAAAATTGTTTCCCTGCAAGAATACCCTACAGAGTGGTGATGAGTTATGCGGGCACTGCAATTTGAATTTCTTCCCAATCGAATTCGTGCATTGAATCTGCTTCGAGGTGAATTGAGTTTTCGTTGATCATATCAATTGCTTCCTGCTCTGCTTCGTCAACGTGGTGCTGTATGATCCAATCGTTGTTGGCAAACAGGCTAGCGATATAAAACACTCTTAGTGAGGGGTTGTATCCTTTTTCGCAAATGAACGCCTTAACGATCGTTCCTCGCTTCTCTAACACGTCATTCATCACCGTACTTGCGTAACTCATGTTAGGACAGCTGAGGTCTTCGTGTACATCGTCTTCGTCAACTTCAACCTGAAGAACTACTAATGTTTGTTCGCCTACTCCCTGTATTGCTGCACATATTTGGGCAGAGTCAAAAGCATAGCGTAAGGCTGAGCCTAGTACCCATTCCTCCTCATCTTCTTCATCGTGCTCGCCTTCTCGAATCTTTTCCAAGTCCCAGAAATATGTCTCCTCGTAGCTTGAACAGTTCCAGTTTTCATTTTCAGGACTGAAACCCTCCTCAAGTATTTTCAAATAGTTGGCATGCGTTGTGCCGTGAAATAAAGTTGCCATTTTGTTGTCCTCCAAATAGATAATAGGTTAATACTAATTTGTTTTGCACTATCACCACGTCCTCATGTGACGCGGCATTAAAAGTCTCCAATCAAGAGTAAGACACTGATTGTTCCCAACTAGCCCCGCTTTGCGCTCTCTTAATCGTGCTAGTACATCTTTAGCGCTTCGGTTGTAGTTGGCGCCACCATGAGTCATAAAGTCTCCATACACGCCTATAATTGTGTAATCGCTGTTGTTAGAGTGAGGGCAAAATGTAATCTCTAAATCACCATCAATTATAACAATTCTGTTTTCTCGGTTATTCATTTTATTCCTCCATTTAAAATTGTTTGCACTGCACAAGGGAGTTGAACCCCTGCGCACAGCCTTGAACTGATTGCAGTGTGTTAATTTCCTTTCGAGACGTCTTGAAGTTCAATGTCGTCTCTGTAATCTTGCACAGGGGACGACAGAACACCCGAAGCCCACATCATTTGCTGCTCAATACTTTTGAGTTCGTCGCCTTTCATGCCCGGAAAGCAGTTGAAAGTTTTAGTTGTGCTATCAACAAATGTCAGTTCCAGAACAGGAGTAGCCCAATTTGAACCCTGAATCCCTCCAATTGTTGTTTCACTGGTCAGCTCTCTTGAATATTTCTCTGCCTTTGTCCAAACCGTATCAGCTGTCCAGAACCAATCTTCGTGCATGCCTAATGCAGCACTGTCAAGGTCTTTACTCGAATCTATAATTTGCTTTGCTAGTCTAAAATCGTAGTTAGCCATAATAATTCCTTTCAAATAATAGTTGTTGTTAATACTCAGTAAGTAACAGATAATAATTACGAGACTACACCACAGGCGCTAAGAACGATTGTAATGCCCAATATGATGCCTAGCACTATTATTGCATAGTTATCCTCTCTGGGGGTCCGCAAACGCGCTCTATCGTCATTGTGCTGACGTTCTAATACTTCTGTCTGTACTGTCTTTGATAAATTTGTCATAGTTTCTAGTTGTTTTGAGATTAGTTAGCACCTTGCTGCGGCCTCGAACCGCACTATCACCCATACGTATGCAAGATGTGTAGGGCCTTTAACCCTCGAATCATAATTTGTTTCCTTTCTTCATTCGTGAAATTTCAGCACTTTGCCGACCCTGCGAGAGTCTAGCGGATACTCATTGCATCCAACAAAGCGAACAGTCAAAGACAATCGTACTCCAAACTCTGACCCGACTGATAGCGTCTATGCGCTGAACGCAGGTACTAACAAGATGAAATAGAATCGATTGTGATTGCTGTAAATAATAATTGTAATCTAAGAAAAGGGTATTGAACATCAGCGCCCCCTGTTGGCGCCTTTCGGATTGCATGCCTGCTATCTCAAAGTAAGAGCGTACACTATGCCGCTTTAATTATCCTACTCGTTAACCCATGCAACCCATCGGCCACACAGTACGCACACATAGTAGTGAACAAGACTTTAAAATTGATCCTGTCAGGTGTCTACATGCATCCCAATACGTCAAAGAACCCCGAATCGCTCTATTCATAATACTATCTATTGAATCCCAGTGTGCCGAGTACCACCAACGCAGGTGTTGTTTATTCATGGGTAACCACTCTAGCTAAGCTATACTACTCGTGAGAGTGTGTTAATGAAAGAAAGATAGTATGTAAAAGAACTCTTGCCGTGTCAGTGTCGATCACCAACACAACAAAGATAGTATGTTTCCCGTACCACGCAAATTATAATAGAGGTATTTTAGTGTGAGACGGGAAAAATAGGTGTTTATACGTAGTGCTCGGTAGCATATCAGATAGGAACACGCGACCACCGTAACAGGTGAGCGAGGCAACGTGTAGCCTAGAGCCACGGTGTCCAAGAGCCATAGCGTAGATGAGCCGGAGATAGTGAGAGAGGGTATTATTGTATACCCGCACACAATCCCCAGACCAGGATACGCTCATAATACCAATTTAACATAATAATCATTATGTTAAATAGACACGTAGATGCAGTGATAGCAAGGGCTCACAGTGACACGATACATGTTTTCCTTTGAACACGTAAGAAACGCACAGCGAGCCACCAGGAAAAAGACACAGGCTCACAGCGCCACACAGCACAGTAGCTGAGCGCCACAGCCCACCACGGGCACACAGCTAGCATCTAAGAGCACTTCAATCACTTGGCCTCTCTCAGTCTCACTTTCAGATTCACTTTGCTTTTCGAAGGGGGAGGGGGCCGTCGCGGGTCCTCAGTACCCCACGCATACCAACTGGTTTTTCACCATGAAACTAGGATTCCAAGCAAAAGAAAGTCTCAGCCCGTAGATGACTGAGACCAATTACCAGCAAACACTGGCAATCTAAGAAAATGATGATTATGCTATGATTCCAACAATAGGCTATCCAGAGACAGGAATAAGCCCTTTTTCGTACTCACTCAGCGGCATCGACAGCCACGCTTCTATCTTCGCTACCTCCCTAGGGTCTTTCTCTATCAGGATGAGCTTGCGCCCCGTTATCTGACACGCTCTGCCTACCGACCCTGATCCTGCGCAGAAGTCGCATACTGTATCTCCGGGGTTTGTGTAGGTGAGGATCATGTTGATCAGCAGGTCTAGTGGTTTTTGATTGGTGTGTCTACGATCATTGTCGGGCACTATGTCGTAGCGGAGGACTGATCTTGGATGACGCTCTGTACTGCTGTAGTCGGCTCTGCGGTGCTTGCTGTACACTTCTGTATCGGTGGCGTTCTTTCTCTGGCTCACCAGTGATGTCTTAAGCTTGTGGCCTTTTGTCTTCTGCGGTTTGTACAGCGGCAATCTCTCATAGTACACCTGAATGTTCTCATGGGCTTGCATTGGCATACGTCCTGAGTTGAGGTGGCCTGTAGCGGTGTTCTTCTCCCATATCCATTCGTGCTTGAATTGTTTCAGGTTGCTGCTTGCTAGTACGATTGAGTAGGGTGCTTTAGCGAAGTGTAGTGTTGGAGTTCTGATCTTCTTGCTGTGTGTTATTCCTTTCCACATCTCGGGCAGGTCCAGTATCTTGTCCCAGTCTGACTGCGTGGTGCCGAAGGGCGTGTCGACCAGGAATAGGTCGATTGATTCTTTGTCGAGATTAAAAAGTTCTATCTCAGCTTTGCCGGTGATTATCTTTCCGTTCATAGTAAAAAGGGGGTGGGGGTACTTAGGTACCATCGGGTACCTGTGCAGATGAAGGAATGGGTTTGCGGGACCTTGATTTGTACTCTTCAATTTCGGAGTCGGTTGGATCACCTACAACCTGATCGCATTGTTTGCAGAGTCTTTTGAGTGACATGCTTCCGACTCTCCAGGAGTAGTACATTACACAGTAGTCTTCGTGGGGACATTCTTTACGGAGATCTTCCAGCTTCTCGTTGGCTTCTTTGATTGCCCGATACAGCTTGTCTATCTTTTCTCTCATCCTTCTTTGATTTTGGTCTCCATGATGTCCATCCATTCGCTGACGATTAGGGAGAGGAGTTCTTTATGGGAGACGGCTTGTATTTCGGCTGTCTTGTGGCGCAGTGTTATTAGTCCGCCGCTGTGGTCTGTGTATGTCCAGGGGTGTTTTGCGTTCTGGTCTGGAATCTCCTTCTTGATAAATTCTTTGAATACCGCCTCGATTGTTCTTCCTTCGGTGAGGAGTTCCACTTCGCTGATTCCGACAGTGGCGTACTTGCTTCCGTCCATGTAGGTCACTACGGCGTCATTGATGGTTCCGACAACCAGATTTATTTCTCCGTTCTCGATTTGTACGAGATCAGGCACGAATGCCAGTTCGGTCTCTTTGTCCCGGAATTTTAGGTTTAGTTTCATTTGTTCTCAGTTTTGGTCAATGATTTTTCTCGTGCAAAGTGGTGCTTGTAGGTTTCGTTGAAACTGTATGTGATTTCGCAGTCTTCCTCCTTGTCACGATGCATCGCCCGATGTCTTGCTATTCCTAGTCGATGGAAATCCTTTTCACAGGTATGGCAGTAGCACGTTTTCATAATCCAAATTCTTTTGGTTTGTACATCCATTCAAATTCGGCTAGGTCAGAAACTATGTTTTCATCCCTGTCTGCATAAATCCAGTACTCGCCCTGATAATCATACTTGATCACCGCAAATCCTATTCCCGATCCCTCAGCAAGTACGTAGGGGCTGTAAGTATCATCTTTTAGCGGGTCGTTCTGATCCCATTCAGGTGTCTCCGTATGCGGATAGGTTTTGTTGGCAACGGCTTTCTCTTGCTTTTCTAGGAATGCTGCCATTATACGCGCCATTTTCTCAGAGTGTACCAAGTGGAGCCCTGTGGGGCTTCCGATGTCTTTCAGGTATTGCTTTGCTTCTTCTGACATGATTACAGTATTTCGATTTATTTCTTTGGATATGCCTCAGCGATCTTTTCCCTGAACATGTCTACGCAATCATCCACGGTCACAGTGCCGTTTTCGAAGGCTTTGTCCAGCGTTTCCTCCGTCAGGCTCTCACATTCTCTCCTGTCGTAGTTTGAGAATCCTAATACCAAATCGCTGACGTGTCTCAGTATGTTGTCTTTGATTTCCAGCGCGGACGGATCGTTGTGGCTTCCTCGGCTCCACAGGAGCGGTCCGACATCTTCGGGCACAAAGTATCCTTTGAAAAAGCTAGGGGCTTCGTAGATTTCCATTATGTCGTAGTTTCCTTTGTACTGCGCGGCGCAAAGCATGCTGTCGCCGTATTCAAGAGAAAGCAGCCCGTCTCTTCCTTCTCGAACCAGAGTATCCATATCTCCTGTGTTTGTCATGGCGATGTAGAATATTCCGTTTCGAAGCTTCACTCGCATTCCTGTCTTTATCTGTGATCTTGTAAATTCTTTCATAATATTTCGATTGTTACTTTAACTTTCTTGATTCTCCATCCGTGACGATACCAATAACGCCAAACTTTCTTTTTTTGCTCGGGGCATATGGAGAGCCATTCGATCTCAACGCTTTTTCTCCACTGACTCCTTATCGATGCCTTTAGCCCCCCATCAGGACCTTGTATGCAGTATTGAATTTCAGTTGTCATCGTATCAATCCTCTCTTTTTCAGTTCGTGTATGCACAGGTTGAGCATCCCTTCCCAGTATTCGTCCTTGCCGAGGCGTCCCAGCGATCTTTTGAGCGACGAGGAGACGCTGGAGTGGTCTGTATATCCTACTCTGCGAGCTACGTCTGCTTCGGTAAGGTTCTTCTTGTGGTAGAGTATCCACACTATCACATCGCGGGGACGGACGATCTTTCTCTTCTGCTCCCTGCGGATGATCAGCTCGGGATCGATGTCAAAACGTATCGCTACATGCTCGATGATTCTGATGACACTATCCTCGAAGGAAATGTCTTGCGTAGCTATGACGGAGAACTTTACTCCTTCGCGCACTTCTTTCATCTCCGCCGTTAAAGCTTCTATGGATCCTATCAGGCTGTGTGAGGTATCGGATGTTTCAATTATACATTCGATGTCGTTCTTGCCCGTGGTGGCCGCAAAGGCGTTGTATTCGGCTACCAAGTTTAATTCCTTAGGTTTCTTCTGCCTCAGGATCTCCTTTACGAACCTGAGGCATTTCTCACGCAGTAGGCTCCTGAGGAATATCTGTTCTTCTTTGTTCATTCTTGCCGGTGTTAATTTCTTAATTCATCCACCACACCCAGAGGCGCGGCGATATTCTGAATACAATTTGTCCAGCCTTCCACTTCCAGACGTTTTGCCAAAAGCCGCTCTTGCAAGCGCTGCAATTGTCGTCTTTATCGAAAGCGTGGCGACTGCAAATGCTGAAGTACTTTTCCCTCCACCATAATATTCCTTTGTCTTTCATGCTGTTTTGTTTTTATCTCTCTCAATCTCGCCCATGGCGATGCACAGCTCGCGTGTTCTCTTCATAGTAGCCTCGTCGGTGACGCACAGGTGGCTGATGTCGTTGTACCTCTTTCTGCCGTCGTGCCTGACGTAGGACTTGTACTGCTGGAGCATGGTGCCCTGATATACGTGATCTACATACAGCTGGGCGAATATTACCGCCTGCTGCTGTATCTTCTTCTCCAGCTGCTCTGCGTCGGTCATTCGGACAGTCTTTCGAGTTCAGTTCTTTTATCAGGGTCTATCTTGTAGCATCTTGTGTCCGGACCACAAACTCCGACTAGCACCACATTCTTCCTGTCTTCCTGTACGGGTATTACGCTGGCTTTGTGACAATCAGTTAGAAAACCCCTCATCGCAGCATGTTTCCAATCCTTGACGCTTTGAGCTTCTTTGGTCCCCCGAAAGAAAGACTGACTTACGGGCTGAAGAAATCTTTCTCCTTTTTCCGTGCTCACACGGACATTGGTACAGATAATAAAATGCTTGTCTGATTCCTCAATGTGAATCTCCGGGTATATCTTGTCTGTCATCTTTTCTCACTTTTGCAATTATCTCCTCGAAAGGGACGCTCCCCTTCGGGTTTTCTTTTATGAACCGCATGGCCTTCAGGGCCACCTGCGTCTTGGTTCCGTTGTCCAGGAACTGCAGGCGGGGGAGGGTCCATATTTCGCTAAAGGTCAAACTTGAGCCTGATTAATGATTCGACATATTCGTTAAAAGTTCGCTTGAGGAACTCTTTGATAGACTCAAGTTCTCCATTGCTATCCTCAGTCGGTCCATCGTCTTCGGAGTTCCACAGCATGTGATCGTGGAAATGTACGAATTCAATCGATCCGTCGGTGGAGTACATGAAAAAGTCCAAAGCGGAATCCATATTGTCGTCATCCCAGATTTCCTCGTTGATCTCTTCTACTGCCCATAGTGTTTCGCTCATTTCTCATCCTCCTTTTTCTTCTCCTCGTGATGCGAGCATTTCTTGGTTGGGATGGGCGGCATGAATCCCGGCGCGAATTCGGGTATTCCGAGGCACAAGGCCGTCTTGTGCGTGCCTCCCGAAGAGGATTTATGCTCGTGGCGGAAGCTGTGCTCGCATGTCAGGCATAGCCCGTAGACATCCTTGTCAGTCTTGACGATCTCGCCGGTGATGATACCAGCTTTGGTTTTTATGTATGTCATTGATTAGAGTTTTTTGATTAATAAATTATAATGCCTCCCATAGATTGGTCGGTCATAGAATTGGAGGAAGTCGATCCTCAGGGTGTAGCGCTTGTTCATAGTGTCGTGAATGACCCACTTGCCGTTTGCGGCGTCGGTTCCACGTGAAACCACGATAGTATCACCGTAGCTGAACGGACCACCCCAGCGACTCAGCAGATCTCTCGACAGGGCGCACCAGCGGATCTTCCCTTGCTTGAGCAGTACAGTATCGATCACCGATCCGTCGGCTGTACCTAAGGGGTTAGAATCGCACTGCGCCGCTACGGGCTGGTACTTGGTGCCAGTGACGATAATCTCGCCGCTGAAGGCAGCCATGAAGGCTAGGAGTAGGAGTGTTTTCATGATTATTTGATGTCAAGGGTCCAGTTTAGTTCTGGACTTTTTTCTTTAAACAAATCAAAAGCTTTCTTAATCTCTATCAAAGGGATCTTATCTTTCTCTGACGGTTCGCATCTGGCTACAATAACAACGACTGCCTCCATTTCTATCTTATCGTGCGGATAGTTTGTTTGAATTCTGGGAACAACAAAATCTCCGTCCATCACAAAAGATGCGCCTGTTGGTGCTTCTTGCGGGCCATCGACAGCTTCGTAAACAGCCTTCCTTATTTCTTCGCCAACACCGTGCCCCTCCTGCGGTGGATTAAGATCTATAGCTGAAGGATTTGATTCAGGCTCAAAGATTTCTGTCTTCTCATCAGGCACTATCTCCTTCAGCCCTTCGAACAGGACGCAGTTCAGGATGTAGGTGGTGCTGGTGTCGCTCTGCACCTCTCTATTGCCGAAGACTTGCAGGAATTGAGCCTGATCCTCTGAGATTTCCGATTGAACACCGGGGGAGCTGGTCCTGCCGATGGTTACTTTGAATTTTTTCATTGTTCTAATTTGGATTAAGGTGTTACATACTTGAAGGTGTAAATCGGAATCCCCAGAAAGTAAATTCTAGTTGTGGTAGTTTCTGGCTGGCTGGTTCCGGGGCGCAGAGTTTCAGTTGTTTTCTTTGTGATAATCATAGTTTTAAGATTTAGTTGTATATTCGTGTTGTTATTTAAAAATAACGGTCACACGTTTTTCCATTTGGATAAATGGGTTAAAGAGTCGCTACACCACTGATGTGTAGCGTTTTTTATTTCGCAATTAATTTCTACTGACATCAATTCCTAATTTTCATCGTACTCCTCCTTACTCACAGGAGTGAAGGTCCCGTCCGCGATGCATTTTCTGAGAATGACTTTCATTCCCTCTTTGTCGATAACCTTGTCTGCTTTAGGATTGAACTGCATGGTCGACCCCTTGAATCTGTAGGCAATCATATTGTCGGTTTCTTCTAATTCATAATAGAATATTCCTTCTGTTCCCTCTCTCAGTCGCTTCACGTATTGAGGCAGTCCTTCAATCTCTACCCATCGTCCTTTGTAGCAGATCATCCAGTCCTCCCCTTTGGTGTTAAGCCTTCTGAAAGTATCTGACTCAGCATAATACATGTACTCCTTGAATTCCCCCAAATCTCTAAACTCAGGCTTGAGATAAACTTCTCCTGCGTCAGTCACCGCAATAGCGCAGATTATCTTTATCGAGCCACTGCCGAAGCCTCGCTTGTTTGCTTCGTCTTCCAGTTCTAATTGAGCATAGTTTTCCATGACTGCTTCTGTCGGGTCGGGTTGGTGTTCGTCGTCTACTTCTGAGTTTTTTTCCATGAACTCCTTTGCTCCGTCAGGAATGTCTTCATAATACCATTCAAAATCACTGGCAATCTCATGATCCTGAGTTAATCCGATAAACCATTTCCCTTCTGTATAGTTCCCCCACCCCCAGCTAGCTTCAGCATACTTTATACCCACGAGGGTAGGATTGTCAGAGCTAAACACAGGCGGTGCTGACTTCTTGTGAAGATTGCCCGGACCTACAGTCTCAAAAGGCACAGGGCTCTTCTCCTCCACCAGTTCTTCAAGAGTAGTGGCGATATCGCCTACTGAGTCGGTCTGCATGGGCAGGTTCATGCCTAGCCCGTTGAGAATTATGATGGCGTGGTACATGCTGTCGAAGAATACTGTGCTGGTGGGGTATTTGTCTTCTGCGTCGATGACCTTGGTGGTATCCATCACCAGCCAGCGCATGTTGTTGTGAGGATTGTCGTCCGAGAGATCCTGGCGCGTCTTGCTCAGGCAGAAGCCGTCGCGGGAGTATATCCGTGTCGTCCTTCCGCTGGAATCGTCAGTGGTCTCCTCAAATCCCATGTATTCGGGTATGAAGGGCTGGTCTGCGAGGTGGAGGCCCATCTTTAGGCCGTGTTCGAGGTGGGCAAGATCTTTACCTGTCAGGTCGTTGTTGTCAGCCGTCAGGATAGCAATTTGCTGCACAAGTTTTTTATTCTCTTTTACATGCCGCACGTTTGAACCCGTGATTTGTACAACCTTTTCTTGAAGTTCCTTCTTGTTCATCGATATTTCGTATTTGATTTATGTCGCTCTTGTATACTTCTTACGCACTGGTTTCCAGCGACTTACACCATGCAAAAAAGAGAAAGTACTCTTCTGTAAACTACCCATAGTAGTTGCCTTGCCTGTTAAACCGTAAGCGTGAGGTGTGCGCATGGATATGAAGTCGACCTCTCTGGTGAAGACGATGTTGCGATCCTTGCTGAACCACTGCCTGGTCATGCATACCTTCATGTACATCTTCCTGCCGCTGGGCAGTATGCCGTATGCTCTGCTCTGGCGGATGTTCTTCTCGCACTGGATGAGATTTAAAAATAGGAGCTTCTTCTTTAGGAGGGCTCCTGCGGTTTTCTTTTTTCCAACTAGTGATCCAAACTTCTGTACTGAAAGTTTTGTTCGTGCATTTCCGCTCGGGCATTTCCTTTGGCCAGTGGTTTTTTTTGTACCTTTGGCTTCAAGTGCCCCAGAATGACTCTGGAAATCGCGCTTTTTCTTCATAAGATACCCTTGCCGGGTCAAGTTGGCTGCAACTAAAATTGCGGCCAATCTTGCTTCTAGCACACGGGCATCATCATGAGAGGAGGCTTGAATCATCGTTGAATGAGTGAGCCTGTTATGTTGCAGGCCACTTTTTCTATATAAAGTTTTTAGATTGCAAAAGACAAGATCCTTTCGATCTTTACGTACCCACCCCAGCTTCTCGAATTGCTTCATGTACATCCTCACGGTACGCTCAGGAACACCAGAGGAGCGCGATAGCTGCGCTCTGTTGCCCTTATTGACTCGCCCGGCGGTAAATGTATACTTAAGCTTAATGAAGTGCGCATACGCTCTTAAAAGGCCTTGTTCGGCCAGAGCGGACACCAGGAGTTCGTGAGTTCGAATCTCGATGGTCTTTTCTTGGGTATTGCGATATGTCGTTGTGGTGGGTGTCAATCCGTCATAAATTTATGTTTTTGTCAATTCTGTTAAAAATAAACCCCGAATCCTCCTTTGGATCAGAATCCTCGGGGGTATTTTATGAAGGATTGACGCCGCTAAGATACGAAAAAAGCAGCTAATACGCAAAGGCACTACTAGAGCGCTACTGTGTTGTTGGTGTTAAACTGAGCGAAGTCAGTGTCGCGAAGGTTAGCCGTAGCGTATCTCCAAGTCACCTCTTTCGGCTGATTGTCAGCATCAGACATCTGGAAAATAATTGAGAATTGATTCTTTCCGTTTTGGGTATTGTCGGCTAAGATATCGAGCGTATTCACTGATTGAATAAGTTCGACATTGATCGGATCCACGTCGCCGATAGCATTGGCGGTCGTGGTTAATGGTTTTGCTAATGCACTCATGAGAATGTAATTTTCGTGAAAAAATATATTTTCCTGTGAAGGTACTGATTTTTTGATGTTTGATTTTTAGGTAGGTACTCTTAGTTGTACATTTACAAGGCACAGCAAATAAGCTTTGCGTTATAAATACATACATACATGTTTATTTTAAGAAGAATTACTTCCGATGGTAGGGAGTCTAACACTATTCTAGGCGAAACCTATCACCTCATTGACAAAGAAATAAGCCCAGAAGATTTCGGCGAAACGAAAAAGAGGTGTGATCCCGACGAGGAGGGGGTGTATGCATACATCGGTTACGGAAACGGAGAGTCGTTGATGGCGATGTATAAGCCATCTCACTACTACATAATGACAAGCAACGGAAAGACTTTTGCGAATTTGACACGTAGGTAGTAGTCACATAAAGAAAGAAACGAAAAGCCTCTGTCGAAAGACGGGGGCTTTTTTAGTTTTGGGAAAAATCCTATATTTGAGGTGATGAAGACAAACGACGGACTCAAATTACTTGCTGATCAGAGTAATACACTGATGATTGCAGCCAATGCCTTCGAGAAGTACAAAGTACAGTTCGAATGGGGGAGCATCAAGAAAAATGAATTTTCGGACAGCAAGAATTACGCTGAGGTTCGCAAAAACCTTCTGACGGCCATCAACAGCATCGAAGCGATGAAGGCTCACCTGAATGCAGGACTGGGCCATGACATCAAAGCGAAGAAATACACTGCTGATGACCTGCCAAAGCCAACCAAGAATTTTCCGCATAGCAGTACAGCCGAATCCCGGGCAGCCATCTGCACGGGTGACATCAATGCGGTGATTAAGCAGCTGGAGAATATGGGAGGCAAGAAACCCGAGAATCTCAAGTACCGAACATTCGTCAATGGTGATAACAGCAAGGTAGACCTGAAGAAAGGCTACTTCACCAAGAGAACCGAAGCATATAAAGCATTGAAAACGACCACGGCCAAGCTTAAGATTCTTTCTAAAGCGTAGCTACTCTATAATAATTTGTTTGTTACTAAAAAGCCCTGAAAGACTTGTTCCTTCGGGGCCTTTTTGAAATATGTCAACACGAAAGCACGAAAATACCGTCATAACGGAAAACTACCTTGATTTCCTCGAAGACCTCCACCGCAGGGGTATGGCGATATCCGACGAGCATTTTAACCTGCTTAAGAAGAAGGGCAGGATCGAGGATAACATCCCAGCGATAAAAAAAGGGGTTCGATACCTTGCCTCGCAGGATCCCAATACGAAAAGCCGCCGACAGCAGGTTGCCGACGAGTTTGTTGACGTCATCGACAATACGGGCGGCGACATCGGGCAGAAGGATGTTTTCATCTTCGACACCGACACCTTCGATAAGCTTTCCGACACGGCAGCCTTCAAATACCAAGGGGATAAAGAGATCAGCAAGAAGGACTGGATGCCGCGCAGCACGACGCAGCATACGGTAGACTTCGTGCGTTTCATCGACAGCCTCAACACCGGCATACAGAATTTAACCAACTACAAGCCATTCCAACTCTACTGCCAGCAGTCTTCCGACTGGCTCGCAGAGAACGGAAGCATCTCGGACTACAAGAACGGCGGTGAACGTCGGGAGTACGCCGTAGAGGAGCAGCGAAGGGGTTTTGACAACTCGCTCTACTTCCTGGATAAATATCTGATGCTGAAGGAGGCCGCTCTGGACGGTATTACGAAATACGCTTCCAAGCCGGTGCATAAGATAATCTGCTTTCTCTTCGACTGCGGATACTCCACCATGCTTGGCAAAGGCCGTCAGATAGCAGCCACCTCCACCTATGGAGGATGCGCCATGAAGAAGATGATCCTGAACAAGAACTTCTTCATAAAGTTTATCACCGAAGATGTTCTCACGGGAGCGGAGATTTTCGAGGATAAGATAAAATACCCCTTTGGCGAATTACCGGACTGGATGAAGCCCGACGTCAGCAACGACCGTGACAACCTCTTCAAAATAAGTAAGAAGGGCGACAAGAAAGGATCCAAGAAAGGCGTCAACTCAAAGCTGCAGGTGGTGGCACCATCGATATCAGCGATCAATGGAGGTTCCCCACAACTGGTGATGGTGGATGAGGCTGGTTACATCAGCATACTGGGCAAGATGATGACACAGGCTCGACCTACCATGTTCGGCTATAATCCCACCACCGAAAAGCTGGAGATGAAGCGCCAGATCATCATCTGGGGTACAGGCGGGCAGATGGACAAAGGTGGCAAAGCCTACGAGGAAGCTTACTACGATTGTGTCGACAAATGGAATAACAGGGAGTTTGGTTACGGTATCATCCCGCTGTTCTTCGACTGGACATGTCGCCCCGGTATGACGCGGGAGTTTTACGAGTCAGAGAAAGCAAACGCTACTACCGACGGCCCTGACAAGGAAGAGAAGATGGTGGCCTTCCGTCAGACCTATCCCTCTACCGTTGCGGACATGTTCCTGACGTCGGCCAAGCTGTTGGTAGGCGTCGAGTGGCTGGAGATTCAGCGCAACAGGATCAAAACCCTCAACCACGATCTCCGCCCGCAGAAAGGATACTTCGAACCCGTATACAACACAGCCAAACCCACCAGCGAGCACAGTCACACTCCTTTTGAGATCGTAGGAGCCACATTCGTTCCCATCGACGACATAGCAGACGAGAGCAGGGCTTCGGTGACGATCTTCCAGCACCCCAAACCCAATTGGCGCAACAGGTACTACACAGGCGTTGACCCCATCGCTTCGGACAATGGCTATTCCAATCAGGCGGGAGCAATATTTGACGCACACTTCAAAACAATCCCGGCGATAGTTAATTACAGGGAGAACGATCACCTGAACACCTTCCTGCAAACGATGATGCTCGGGCTGTACTATGGAGCGGAAGATTTAAGAACTCCGGAGTTGGTGGAAGCAAATATCGGAACGGCCTATATTGATTATGTCAACATAAGTGGTTTCCGGAAGTCTATGGTTCACAGGACGCAGCTTCCCGAGTATTTCCAAGGCGGAGGTAACGAGATAGGCATTGACAACAGGGGCACCAGATCGAAGCTGATCATCAGTAAGATGTTCGAGGTCTTCCAGGCTTTTGGCGATAGGATGTGGATTGATGAGATATTCAAGCAGCTCAGGACTTTCGTTTGCACCATAACCGCCAACGGCAACGAAACATGGGGCGTTTCAGATAAGAAGAAATACCATGATGACGTTTTATACGCAATCGTTTTTGCATATATTTGTCATCTGTGCTACGAGCACAAACCTCCTTACGAGATCAAGGAAGAAGCCGACAAGTTCGTTATGAGGTCTAGGCAGTTTAGGGATTCCAACGGGGAACTCTACAGGCAAGATGTTCTAGTTAGAATTCATAAGTAATGACAGAGGACTCAATCAAATATTCTCTTTTCGCCCCAAAGTCCAAGCATGGGCTCATGGCGGATTACCCTGAACTTGCGAAGTACGACAAGTTGATGAAGCTCAAGAAGGTTGAGCTTCTATTCGTTTGGTATTTCGCTTGTGAGCTATCTCCTTTTCACGGCATTGAAGTTCGTGCGGACAGGGTTGAGAAATCACTGGAGATGTCGTTCTACAAAGAAGAGAAAGACCCCCTGAAGCAAAAGAAGAGGGCGCAATGGGCTGCGGGCAGCTTCGACACCGTGATGAGCGAAGCCATCGAGCAGATGAGCGCCTTTAAGCCCGGATCCAGAATTCAAGCTAAGGAAATGGCTGATAAAATTTTAAGGGATTATCGGTACATCATTCTTAGTGAGAAAATAGAAGATCTTAAAGATGGTGACAAAAGGAAAGACTATGTTGCGATTACCAAAGTAATTAGCGCCGCCCTTCCAGCGCTGGTGGAGCAAACCGAAGGCGGATACGGCATTACAGAAGAAGAGTCTAATCTTCACGACGGAGAGAATTTTTCAGACGATTTTCATAACGCAGAATAACCATGAGCAACTTCCTTGTACCGACAAAATCAGAGAAGCCCAATCGTTTAGATCCGGCGGCATACCCGAACAAGGACACCAACGAGCAGTATCATCTCGACTACGGACGATGGGCGCTGTATAATGCCTATTCCGGAAGTCATGAGAAATGGCGCTTGCAGACGAGGATCAACAAAAGATTTTATAAGAATGATCAGTGGTTTAAGACGGAAGACCTCGAAGGGTTTCTTCAGGATGACTCGGGCCATCAGCGAAGCAGGATAAAAGTTACCAACAACTTGATCCGCCCCATGGTGGAGCAGTATCGTGGTAACGCCATCAGGATGCGTATTAACGCTACGGTGCAAGCAATCTCCAAGATGGCCATCAATCGCCGGGAGCAGAAGCTGGCAGAGAAATTATTCAAGACAGACGTGGCGAATGAATTCCCCGGAGTGGGCGGATTGATGCGGGCCAATGACAAGTCGATAGGGGAGACGCGCGGCGAGACCAAGGAGATATTTACCAATCTATGGGTTGACACTTTCGTGCGGGACATGAATAAGCTTCTGCGGTACGTCAACGAGCTGAACGAGTTTGAGAAGATGCAGCCAGACGCTGCGTTGAATTTGGGTCTTTCCGGATTATGTGTTACAGAAGCTTATGAACATGCAGGACATCAGCGTTATGATATTTTTGATTCTGAGGACTTTCTCTTTGACCATGATGCCAGAAAGCGAGACCTCACCGACGCATCGTACATGGGCAGGGAGAGATCTATGGATCCTGCAGAGGTGTTTGAGCGGTGGGACGGAATCTCCGAAGAAAACAGGAAAGCCATTGAGAAATCGGTATCTCTTAACAGTTCAGACAATCACATAAACAACCACAGCAGCTACGGAAGTGCTTCTGACTCAAAGACCTACAACGCAGGAAAGGTTCCGGTGTATATCATGTATTGGAGAGACATCGAAAAAGATGTTTACGGTTATGTGAAAGACTTTGCGGGCTATGATTATCTAGCAAGGATGGGCGAGCCCAAGAAGGGCGTTGACGGTGAATTTTATCAGGAGAGCGATGTGATCGACCCTCCTGATACTTCGGGTAACAGAAAACGCTTCAAAAAGAAAAATACAGCACCGCTATATGCAGACGTTCTTCGTTTTTGCTCATTTATTCCCGGAGAGGCCGTAGTGGGCTCGCAGCAGGTGTCTGAGAATAAAGAAGGAACCTTCGATATCGTTCTTGATTTTGGGAAAGCTCCTCATCAGGAGACAGAATACCAAGATCTGAATAATGTAAAATACCCCTTTAAATGTTACACCTGGGGATATGTCGATGGGGAAATTTTCAGTCCTGTCGACGATGCTATCGACCCGCAGCGATTCATCAACAGAATACTTTCTGCTACAGAGGGAATCATCAACACCTCGGGCGGATCGAACATCGTTGTGGAGAAGGATGCTATCCCCGCTCAGGATTATGAAGCCTTCCATCATAACATCAAGGAGGGCAACCCGATAGAGCTTGAGACCAGAGGTAAAGGGATTACTAATGCGGTAGGCACTTACGATGCTACACCGGGGAGGAGCGTCTATGAGATGTTCAATCTCATTCCGCTGATGAAAGGGCTGATGCAGGACACCACGGGCATCAACGAGGGCCTCAAGGGAGAATCTACCGGCCCCGACCAGCTTGTGGGAGTTACCGAGCTTTTGATACAGCGCGGATCGCTGATGCAGGAGCCCTTCTACGACGCCATGACGCAGCTATTCCTTCAGATGTTTCAGCATATCGCTACGGTGGGCAAGCGGATTTATATTGATAACGAAAGAGAACTTGTCATAGCTGTAGGCGACGCAGCAGCGGAGACTATCAAGCTGTCGAAAGGAATGCGCAACGAAGATTTCAGAGCTTTTGTACAGCGGGAAAATGACGAAGGAGCGTTGAAAAATCAGGCGAATCAATTGCTTACAGTGTTTTTCATAGATTTACAGATTATCGACAAGCAGACATTTGCAAACCTCTATGACAGATCAACGCCAAACGAGGTTACAGCAGCGCTCAGAGAGAGTGTTGGCAAGCAGATTGAAAACGAACGCAGGCAAGCCGTTCAGGCGAAAGAAGAAGCTCAGATTCAAGGAGAGCAGGAGCAGCAGGTAGTAGCAGCAGCGGAGCAGGAAGGCAAGCGACAGGAAGCGATGGCGAGAGCGGACAAACTCAATACCCAGGACCACGAGATGGACAAGATAGGAATGAAAGGACTCGTGGACAACGCGGCCAAGCAAGCATCATAATTGAATTTTAGCTATATTTGTTTTTAAAGATAAAAGACAAGATGTCAGAACAAGCAACAGAAACAGCACAACCAACAGAAGCTGAGCAAGCGATTGCCGGCTTTAGTTCAGTCTTCGGGACTGATGTGCCAGAGACGCCAGAGCCGTCTCCAGAAGCAACCGAACAACCACCAGCACCTCCGATAGTAGAAACACCACCTGTCGAATCCGCCCCAGCAGTTGTAGCCCCGCCGGTCGAAACACCGGGCGCAGAGGATACACCCGCCGAGCCGGCACCCGCAGTCTCTATCGTGAAGAACGAGATGTTCAAGGACGGTGAGATGACGATTGCTCCTCCTGCCGAAATTTCCACTCCAGACGTTTTCAGTCTTGAGACCATGGAGGAGGTTGAGAACTTCGCGCTGGAGAATTTCGAGACGAAGGATTTGAGCGAAGCAGCGAAGAGCTATAAAGATATGGGTGTTCAGGTGACTGAGCTTACCAAGTCAAAAACTGAACTCGATGATCATACTAAGTTCATCGAAGGATTGCCACCAGCACTGTACAGGGGCTTACAGCTTCATAATGAGGGAAAAGACTGGCGCGAAGCCATCAAAGACGACTCTGCGCTTGATATTACCAAGAAAGCAGAGGATCACAAACCTCAGGACCTTGTTGATGCCTTCAACCCGGATTCTTTTTCAAAAGAAGATTGGGCCGAGTACGGAACCGAGGATATTGATCCCGGCATGAAGAAAGGCATGGACGCGGTGCTTGCGGCCTCAAAGGTTCAGTACGTTGCCAAGCAGAACGAGTTGTTAAAGGAGCAGCAAAGTCTTGTTGATGGACAGACAGAGAAGACTCGTTTGTTCGGAGAGTCCATCACGACAACCATGGGCAGCTTCACTTCAGGATTTGAAGCAATAGGAGGAGCGCCTTTGAGTGTTGAGTACGCAGGGGCATTACAGAAAAGCATTGAAAACAATGAGATCGTATCTCATTTCTATAATAACGACGGATCGTTGAAAAAAGACGCTGCACAAAGTTTTGCTATGGCGCGAGACGGCATTAAGCTGATCGAGTCAATCAAACAAGCTGCGGCCTCGAAAGCAATAACCGAAGAACGGCAAAGGGCATTAGATAGAGGAGCTGACACACCGCCGATAGGAGGTGGAGGAGCTGCTGCTGCGACAACAACTGCGCAGAATATCGAAGAAGGAGTAGCTGGGATTTTTAGTTAGCATTTTTTGGGGCTTAAACGTAAGAATTTAAGCAACAAAAATTAAAACATGGCAAATACCACCTATGTCCCACAGGGACAGAACAGACCTTTCGGTCTTCAAAACACGAACGCACAATCCTCACTCTACGGGCAGGAATCACAATATAACCCTACAGAGTCGAATCTTATAGCGAAGGCAATAAAGAAGCACCTTTTCGATGCTGCCCCTGCGCAATACAATGCTCTGAAAATCCTATTCAACAAGCCGTACAGAAATGTGCTCTCTGATGAATTTGAATACCTCGAATATACTTTCGGGCGTACAGCCATTGAGTCTACAGGTGCTGTAGCTGCTCAGGTTGCTGCCGTAGGCGCAAACCAGACGCAGATTATTCCTTTGACGGCAGCGTCGATTGACAGGATTTCTCTTGACCTGATCATTACCTATCCTGATGGAACCAAAGGAACCATCGTGCTCATTGCGGGTCTTAACATCACCGTGAACTCGGTGACCAACCTTGGACTACCAGCGGTAGCAATTGGCGATATATTTTCTATTCACTCAACCATCATTGGTGATGGAATGGATGAATTCAAGAACTTTAGCCGTCTTGAGAAGATTGACCGTTACAACTACGTTCAGTTCTTCCTCCGCGCACAACGATGGGGAGAGATCGAACTTCAGAAATTCAAAAATACAGGCACCACTAACTATCTGACAATAGATAAAGGGGAGAAGGTGAAGCAGCTTCGCATTGACCTCTTTAATTCCATGTGGAATGGCCAGCGTGGTGAGTACAACCTTTCCAATGCCGTAGTAGCCAAAGGCATGGGCGGAATTTACCCAACGATGATCGCTGCCGGATCCGCTTCTGCAAATCCAACGCTTGGCGGCTTGAAATCAGCTTTCGAGTCATTGGCGTTCGCTACGAACTACAAGGTCGAAGGCGGAACACGATTCATGTATGGAACTGATGAGAACCTTTACAATTTTTCACAGATCTACAAGCAGCCAGGACTTCGTTACGAGCCGAACGATGAGATTGCAAACCTGAGACTCAAGAAGATTGAGATCGGAACGCAGAACATTGTTCTTGTCCCTACCGAGTTATGGAGAGAGCAAGCTTGTTTCCCTGCCGACTGGGCGAAGCGTCTTATCATCCTGGATCAGGACACTATTACTCCTGTGAAGATGCAAGGCATCCCTGCTATGAATGCAGGTGGAACACTCAACCGCGAAGGAGCCAAAGGTTCTCGCGAGCACTTCCAGGATTTTTATGTTACTACTCAGTTGAGTCTTGAGTTCAACAACCCAACAGGTTCGTTCATCATTGATATTCAATAAGAAAACAAACTAATCTCCCTGAGACTCGTTTTGAGCCTCAGGGAGATAAATAAACTAGAAAATGGCATTGAAAAAGACAGAGGTTTCGTCAGAAGCCGGAGAATCAGAACAGTCGTCACCAGAGTTGACGAAAGAACAACCCGCAGCAATTGAGCCTGAGGCTATGAAGCAGATGCTGGAAAAGATGGGCGCCATGGAGAAGAAGATTTCTTCCATGGAAAAAAGCGGAGGATCAGGAAGCCAGACGGCTGACATTATCAACGCATTGACCAAGCGATCAGAGGAAGAAAAATTTGGCGGCAGCTACACCCGTGTTGAAGACATGGATCCCGGCGACCTCTTATCCGCAGAGGAAGCGGTGACATTTTTCGCATATAAAACGGAGTACGTTATTGTTGACGACAAGCGAAATGGTTTCGAAGTTAAAACCCCGTATTACAACGAGATATTTTTCAAGCAAATAGCCAGCAGAGCTGTTAAGAACGGCAAAGATACTGATATTTTCACACTCTGCTCATACGTATGCAGAAGCAAGAAGGAGGTTGAATGGCTTCGGGCTCACACGTTTTACAACACTCTATTTTTTGACAAGCAACAAACTGAAATTACTCAGGATGCCGTCTTTGCCTCGTATCTGTCAAAGGCTATGATGGGCTTGAAAACCATGAATCAGATTCAGATAGTAGGTTTAGCTAAGGATCGCGGGATGACACTATCTCAGGATATTAACATAATGAGAACGGAACTTGCAACTCTGCAGGCGAGGGATCAAACAAAAAAAGCTGTCAAGGTGAGCCAAACTGCTTTACAAGAAGCGCAAAAAGACACGTTAGTGATTCAGAAGTAACAACAACACATTATGATAAGTGTTCAGGACATCGTAGACAGAGCAAAGTCAGAGCTGGACGCTGAAGGGTCAGACAGGTATCTATTTGACCAAGATTTTAAGCCCGCGATAAATTCCGCTGTAGAATGGATTACAGCAGTGTTTAACGCGGCTTTTTCGAATAAGAAGCTTTCGGAGGAGCAATTGCGGGAGCTGATAAGGACTGTCGTATGGCAGATGAGTGAGTTTTCGAGGTTTTACTTTGATCCCGTTGCTACCGGCGACAAACTCTGGTCTGTAATTGGCATCTCTCCAAAACCCACAGTACACCCTGTTCTCCCACTTGTCCCCACCTCCGCCCCTGAGAAGTCTGTTTTCAGAGGTGATATGTCGTTCATCAGCAGCGAGTTCTCCACCAACAGGATGACTCCCGAGCAATGGAATGAGGGTTCGCAGAATGTTTTCGAAGCGGGGAACACAATACTTGACGATTCACTAGTTGTGTATGCGCACAAAAATCCATCGAACTACGGATCATCAAATTATGATGCCGGAGGTGAAGAATTCGAAATACGTCCATCTGTAGCCAAGGAGTATATCGGACTTGAGTATTTGCGATATCCCGAGCCGGTAGTTTTAATTACAGACTTTATCGCATACCCCAATTCACTAATTGATCTGATTGTCAACAAGACTCTGAACGTCATATCGGTGAAGCAGGGCGACCAGACAAACTTGTTCAGTGTAACACAGCAGGACATTTCAACGTTAGTTAGCATAATGGTATAATGGCAACTATTCTAAGAGACATAGTAAATGATTTGATGACTGACTTCAAGCAGGTGTTTGATGACAAGTCTATTCAGCAGTCTCAGATTGCCTACTGGGTAACCATGATCGGCAATCGGATAAAGTCTCAGCACATCGGCAAAAGGGACTCAGGGGCCTTCCTAAGCGTTTTTTGTGATGTTCCGGTATTGAGATTTACTCAGAAGAAAAAGAATGAGATTCCCGGACGTCAGTACATCGAGATTCCTGAAAGCATCTTTGATTATGACAGGGATGGAGGGATTGAATACATCAGCTACTGGGTGAACAAAGAAGTGGACAAAAAGAAGCCCCCTCGTTTTACAGAGCAGACATTCACCAGAACAACACCAAAAGATTCAGAGCGTCTTTATTACTCGAAGTACGAAAAGCCTTCACCTGAAAATCCGTATTTTTATCGTGTAAGCGCATTTA